TATTAAAAAATAAACGATTACACACATATACTAATTATGATGATATACCAGATGATTTTGAACATATTATAGAATTTAAACCAGACGTACCTCCTGATCCTCATACCGAAGAAGAACATAATGAAATTGTACAATGGGGTTCAAGATTACAAGAATTAATAAAGAAAGAGGAAGCAAATGGGAAGAGCAGTATGTAGTTTTGGAGATTTTGATATACCTCATTGTTCACCAATGACTAGATTTGGACAGTCCACCAATGTAAGAGTTAATGGTAGAGGAATTTCTAGGCAAGGTGATTTTAACACAACACATTTATACCCTGGTGCACCTTGTCCTGCACACTCAGCTCCAATTACTTTAGGGTCTTTTACAGTAAGAGTTAATGGTAGAGGATGTGGAAGAATAGGAGATGGTGTACTTGGTTGTACATTTGTGGCTACAGGTTCTTCTAATGTTTTTGCTGGAGGATAACGCATAAATAGTATTGTTATGGCACAAAGCAATCAAGCATTTTTAAACGATTATACAAGACACGTTAAAAGCACTAGTACTAGGCAGTCTAGGAAGTTTAAAGATATAGATTTAGACTTTGGTAGACATCCAGTTACCAATGATGTTAATGTAGTTGAAGACGCAATAGCAATAAAAAGAGCAGTTAAAAATTTAATACAAACAAATTTTTATGAAAGACCTTTCCATCCTGAAATAGGTTGTGGTGTAAAAGGATTGCTTTTTGAAAATTATACTCCAGTTACTAGTGTGTTTTTAAAAAGAAAAATAGAAGAGTGTTTAGTTAATAATGAACCTAGAATCCAGTTAACTGGTATTGGGATAAATGGAGATGATTTTGGATCAGCGAATCCAATTATTAGTAAAGATATAGATAGCAATAGATTAGAAGTAGTAATATATTTTAATATTATAGGTGTACCACATCCACAATCAGTTTCAATGAGTTTACAAAGGTTAAGATAATATGGCGCAACATAAACTAGAAGTATCAGAATTAGATTTTGATTTAATCAAAGCAAATTTAAAAACATTTTTACAAAGTCAAACACAATTTCAAGACTATGATTTTGAAGGGTCTGGTTTATCCATTCTATTAGATGTACTATCCTACAACACTCACTATTTGTCATACATTGCTAATATGTCAACTAATGAAATATATTTGGATAGTGCTGATATTAGAAAAAATATTGTTTCATTAGCAAAGATGTTAGGATATACTCCTACATCTCCTAGAGCACCAAGAGCTTCTATTGATATTTTACTTAATGATGCAACTGGTTCATCTATCACAATGCAGAAGGGAACAATTTTTACAACTACAGTTGAAACAGTTGATTATCAATACCTAACTAATGAAGATATAACAATTACACCAGTAGATGGAATTTATAAATTTGATAATGTTACTCTTTATGAAGGAACGTTGGTTACATTTAAATACACGTATGATGTAAATGATACTGACCAGAAATTTGTTATACCTAGTTCTTTGGCAGATACTTCAACTTTAAAAGTTATTGTTCAAAATAGTTCAACTGATACATCACAAATAGTTTATTCTTTAGCAGGTGGTTATAATAGTGTTGCAAGTGATACAAAAGCATATTTTATACAAGAAGGTTCTAGTAATAAGTATGAAGTTTATTTTGGTGATGGTGTAACAGGTAAAAAATTAGAAGATGGCAACATTATTATATTAGAATATGTTATAACTAATACAATAAATTCAAATGGCGCTTCAAAATTTGCATTATCAGGAAATGTTGGTGGTTATACAAATGTAACTATAACAACTGAATCAAATTCTTCAGGTGGTGCAATTGCAGAAACAAATGACTCAATAAAATTTAATGCACCTTTACAATATGGTGCTCAAAATAGAGCAGTTACAGCAACTGATTATGAAACTTTAGTTAAATCAATTTACCCAAATGCATTATCAATAAGTGCTTGGGGTGGAGAAGATGATGAAACTCCACAATATGGTGTTGTAAATATTTCTATTAAAGCAAAATCAGGAACAACAATAACAGATACAACAAAGGCAGATATTGTAACTCAATTAAAACCATACAACGTTGCTTCAGTAAGACCAATTATAAAAGATCCAGAAACAACTTCTGTATTAATTACTTCAAATGTTAAGTATGACGCAAAGGCAACAGCAAAAACTGCTGATACTATAAAGGCAGATGTTATTGATAAATTAATAACTTATAATGCTTCTACTTTACAAAAGTTTGATTCAGTATTCAGATATTCAAAAGTTACAGGTTTAATTGATGAAACAGATGAAAGTATTTTATCAAATATAACAACTATTAAAATAAGAAAAAGTTTTTCACCAGTACTTTTAATATCATCAAAATATTTTATTTATTTTAGAAATGCATTATATAATCCACACTCTGGACATTTAGCAAGTACAGGCGGTATATTCAGTTCAACAGGATTTAAAATAGATGGAAATGATAATGAAATGTTTTTTGATGATGATGGCGCAGGTAATGTAAGATTATATTATCTAGCTAGTGGTGTAAAAACTTATTTAAATTCAACGCAAGGTACAATTGATTATGGTACAGGTGCAATTACAATTAACTCTTTAAAAATTGCTAGTATAACAAATATAGGAGGAAAAGCTTCAACTATAATTCAATTAACAGTAACACCAAGTTCTAATGATGTTGTTCCTGTTAGAGACCAAATTGTAGAAATTGATGTTGCGAATTCAAATATAATAGTTACTGCTGATTCTTTTGTAGGAGGTTCTGCTGAAGCTGGTGTGGGCTACACAACAACTTCCAGTTATTAATGACCAATGGCAAAATTTAATGATAAAATTTCTACAATACTTTCTAATCAATTACCAGAATTCGTAGTTAGTCAACATCCAAAGTTTGCCGAATTTCTTAAAGTCTATTACCAATTATTAGAGTCTGCTGAATTATCAGTAACTTCTGTTAAATCTACAGAAGGTATTTTATTAGAAACAGAAACAGCACAAGCAAATAATTTAGTTTTGAATTCTAGTGCTATAGGTACTGCAAGAACATTATTAGACGCAGGTGATAAAATTATTTTTGAAATTTACTCTGGTACTGAATATGGAAAATTTACTAATGGAGAAATTATAACAGGACAAACATCTAACGCAATAGCAACAGTTTTAACCGAAGATTTAGATAGTGGTCGTTTATTCATATCTGCTCAAAATAAATTTATAAAAGGTGAAATAGTTGTAGGTGGGACTTCAAATGCATATGCAACTATAGACAGTTACAAACCAAATCCTGTAAATAATATTGCTGAACTAATTAACTTTAGAGATCCAGATAATGTAATTAATGATTATTTATCAAATTTTAGAGATGAGTTTCTTGCAACACTACCAGATACATTAGCAAATGATGTTAATAAAAGAAATCTTATTAAAAATATTAATTCACTTTATCGTTCTAAAGGTACAAATAAAGGACACGAAATATTTTTTAGAATATTATTTAATGAAGAGTCACAAATATTTTATCCTAGAGAACAATTATTAAGAGTATCAGATGGTAAATTTGATACATTAAAAGCTTTAAGATTACTTCCAGATGTAGGCGACACAACACAATTAATTGGAAGAACAATTATAGGTTCTACTAGTGGTGCCTATGCAGTTATTGAAAATGTTGCAACGTATCAAATTGGTGAAGATTCTGTTATTGAATTTATATTAAATAATGATTCTATTCAAGGCACATTTCTAGTTGGAGAACAAGTACAAGGTACTGCTTCTGATACAGACGATTGGTATATTAAAGCAACTATAACAGGAATTCCAGGAACAAAAGTAATTACAAATGATGGTACATTAAATACTACAGCTGATATTCTTTCACTTGTTGCAGGTGGTACTGGTGCTGTATTTGCTATTGATGAAATTGGTACAGGTGGAATTACAGATATTGTAATTGATAATAAAGGAACAGGTTATCAAGTTGGAGATGTTTTAAATTTTGATAATACTGGTACAGGTGGATTGGATGCAAAAGGGTTTGTAAAAATTGTTAATGGTGGTATTATTAATGAAGATGATACAGGAGATAAAATAAAGTTAGAAACAGGCATAATGTTAAATGACCAATATTTTGGTGATGTCATTATGCAAGAAAGTGGTGAAAATACTGGAACAATTGAAGATATATTTTTATTACAAAATGGTTCAGGTTTTTCTACATTACCAGGTGTTACTGTAACCTCAAATACAGGTACATCAGCAATTGTAAAAGCGTGGGGAGATGAAATTGGTAGAATTGCAAAATTAAAAACAATTGAATTAGGAAAGAAATATGAATTAGCACCTACACCTCCACAATTAGGATTTTATAATAGTTGTATTATGACAGATATTGTAGGATCATTTGTACCAAATAATACTATTACTAGTACTAGTGGTGGAAATGGAATAACAGATAGGTTTGATAATGATAAAGGATTAGTAAGAATTAAAAATGTTACTGGTACTTTTGCTGTTGGTGATACGGTAACATCACAATTAGGTAGTACAGGAATTATTAAAAAAATTGACGCTACTATTGCTTCAATTAATGTTGTTTCAGTTGCAGATACGGATGGTAGATTTATTAATGAAGATGGTAAGCTTTCTGAAACAACAATGAGAATACAAGATAGTAAATACTATCAAGATTTTTCTTATGTATTAAAAGTTGCTAGTTCAATTTCAGTATGGCGGGACGCATTTAAAAAGACAATGCACACAGCAGGATTTTATTTTACTGGTCAAGTAGATATTGCTTCAAGACTAGACGGTAGAGGAAGATTACCAATTGTTGGTGTTGTTTCTGGTAGAGAAGAAGTTGAAATACCAATATTTGCAATTCTTAATACTCTATTCTCTACAATTTTTGCACGAAGATTAGGAACAGTAGATGATGGAACATCTTTAAGAGCAAATGCTTTTGAAGGTGGAACAATATATCTACCAGACGATTCAATTGAACACTTTGCTGCTGGTCAAAGAGATGTTACATTAACAAGACCAGGTCTTTCAATAGATTATACAAGTAGAAAGAGGTCATTTATTGATGGTGTTCTTGTTAAACGAGGATGGGCATACGCAGGTCCTAGGTGGGGCAATCTTGATAAATGGGTAAATACGATATATGGTACATCAACTGCTGGTCACGGAATAGTGTTTAAAACATTAGAAGAGTTAGAAGTTTTTGGGACAAATTCTAGTTTAAATGGAAGACCTGGAATTTTCTTAATGACTTCTCACGAAGATGGTAAGACTGTTAAAATGAATTTTGCTATACCATCAACAATTACATATAATAGAAATCTATTTAGTAATACAGTAGCGGAATTTAGTTCTACGTCAACAACTTTTGATAATGCTTCAACATAATCTTTATAAATAGTAAAGTAATTTAAAGGAACAAATGGCTAAACAATCAATTCAAATAGGAACAATTGCAAATGACGGCACAGGTACTAATTTGCGTGATGGTGGAGATATAATCAATGATAATTTTGATGAAATTTATACAGCTATAGGTGACGGTAGTATTATAGACAGTAGTTTATTCCGTAATGTAATAGGTGGTACTGGTATTGGCTCAAATTTAGTTGGTAATAATTTAACTCTTTCTGTTGACGCTACAGTTGTTACAGCCACATCTACTACTACTCTTACAAACAAAACAATTGATTTAGCAGATAATACAATAGAAAAAGCAGGTTCATCTGTTTCTACATTAGCAGG